GCGTCGGATTATCAATCCGCCCCCATAGACAGGGGTCGATGAACCGCAGTAACCTACAGCAGAGGAAGAAATGGTGCCAAGGTGCTCGCAACTTTGAGAACACCAGGGCCGTGTTTCACGATGCCAGTGGTAACGCTTTTGGCAACGTCAACAATCCATTTCCAAATGTCACTGATATGAAAGTCGTTCTTGTGAAATTGTGGTGCAGCAGACACCAAAGCAAGTGCGGCCTCAGTAGACTCAGGAAGAACATTCCCGAATTGCAAGGACCGCCAACGGTCGTCGGAATTGTACTCACACTTAAAAGCGAAAGTCCAATACCCAGAGACGACACCCAAGTACGACGGAGCGATTACCAAATTGGTGACAATAAACTCGCAGGGTTCTATTAAATTGAAGAAAGCAGTTTCATAAACGGGATCACGGGCTAAGTTGATGACTTGCAAAGGAGAATCGGGATTATACAAAGTGTACTCCTTGCTAAAACTGAACACGTCAGTAGGGCTAGAGGGTTTGAGAAAAACGTATGAGCCATCTTCGATGCTCATGACAGCATTACGCTCTTTGTTAAGCTTACTCAAATTGGCCTCGCCAAGATAATTCATCCAACTGTTGCCACAAGGAACTTGAGCAACAGCCACTGATCCGTTTCGACTGATTTGTTCACTGGTGTTTGTGAACATGATGGATGCACCTAAGACTTTGACACTCTTCACCGCAGGCACATTCTGTGCGAAATCGGGTAAAGCATGCTGACAAAAGGAATTTGAGCCATCCGTAGTGCCAACACCGGTGTCAAGTCGGGTAGTGATTGTCTCGTGATAGTTGACGCCAGTAGCGGATATGCCCGGGTAATTAAAGGAAAAACTGACATATTTCGGGGCATCCACACACAAGTACTGTTTTGACGTGGCGCCATGATCTCCAGGTGTCCATTGATCTGATAGATCTTCTTCCCACTCGCCATTTTCCCAAGTCTTGACATGGTAAGCCCAAACTTGACCAACAATTGAAGTTGGCATGTTGAAAGTCATTTGCTCTCCAACATTCATCAGAAAACCAGCCTGAGTGTCGGCATTTCCAAGGCGACCAGGAAACAAAATGTCACCATGCATTGGATAACCAGACTGAAAACGCAAAGGGTGGGTAACTACTTGTTCACGTGCATCATTAGTAAAGAGAAAATCTTGTGTGGCAGTATACACTCCGGGCGGGCAACCAGCCTGGTCCCTAGAATAAATGTAGGACCGAAGTGGCGAGCGAAAAGCGGCAGCATAGCTGGTGGCTCCAGGTTGATTACTAAAGCTTGCATCTTGCCTTTCGACAAGAGTGCAAGCACCAGTAGCTTCCTCACCCCACCCTTGGCCCAATCTTAGAATTGGGGAATCAGCGGGCATGGTAAGGGATTCCACCACACGAAGTATGTCGCGATCTGGATTTGTCGAAATTAGTGGTCGACGCCTGGTAGTTGTTCTACCATTGGCTTTGGAACGCGCGATCTTGCCAACCAAAGTCTTTTCAATGGTGGCCAACTTATTCTCTGTGGTGGCTATTTGCTTGGTAATTTTCGCCTGTGGTGGAACCGTTCGTCGTGGCTTGCGTTTGTGCCTGGGAGCCTTAGGCCGAGGAGGTGTGTTGCACCTGTCTCTCTCTTTCTGCTTTGTTCTGTCCATAAAACCTCAAACTCTCTGTGATTTTACGTGCGGCAACTAGGGGGGGGTGCGGCGTCACTCGCTTTCAGTACAACTGCCCTAACCACATGACACTCAAGAACCTACCACAAGTAGTGGAAAAGGCCGGAGTGTCAAGGACCGACTACCATGGTCAGTGGATAAAACCAAAATCTCGGGGGGGGTGCGGCATTACTCGCTTTCAGTCCAACTGCCCTAACCACATGACACTCAAGGGCCTAACCACAAGTAGTGGAAAGGGCCGGAGTGTCAAAGACCGGAGAGGTACCATGGTCAGTGGATAATAAAACCAAGATGAAGAAGAAAGGAAACGAAAATAAAGGGGGGAAAAGAGACAAAAGAAAATATGTACAGTGCATAGGATATGGTGCGTCGCAACGCGCTTTCTTGTCCTAACCAGAAATGTGGCTCAATGCCACAATGACACCAAAAACTGCGTGCCCATGGCTAACCAATTGGGCGAACTCAACTGTTGGAACGCCTTACAAGCGCTATCACCAAAATGTGGTAGCCAATTGGTGCCCAATACCTTTGAAGTAATCGCGAGAATGTTCCACATGCTGTGGGTGCCTATGGCCAAATAAAGATTGGGCATTAAAGAAAATATTGCATGCGTGACCAAACGGTGCACAAGTTCAAGCAAGAAAGTACGCTCATCCAAAGGATTGCGCTCAAGGGTTTCAACAAGGCAAATGAGCAAATGGGCAAATGGTACATTGCGTTTCAACACTTCTTCCACAACCGGAGCGAAAAATATGGCATTCAAAGCGGCGGCAAATGGAAATTTGCCAACGCTAAAAGTAAGAGAACTAACAGGTAGCCAATGGAGTGTACAAAATATTGCAGAACCGACCAACAAACTGAGGAGAACGGGCGCAATCCATTCGCGCCACCAATTGAAACTGAGCTTTAAGTGGTAGGTTGCAAAATAGACAGCAGCCCCCTGGTCACACTTAAATTTGGTTTTAGACCACCAGGTGAAGAACCCAGGCCGGTAGAAATTACTAACTACACGGCTTATTGGCATGATCGTAGGCTCATCTATGTCAAACCCAACATCAATGGCAAACATGAGATCCAAAAGGGGGTGATTCATCCACCCTGGCATGACATGGTTAAAGACAAATCCCTCAAGGCCTTCCAATTCATCGACGCCTACATTGTAACGGTCAGCAAGCATTTGCCAAGTTTCATCTGTGACTTGATGTCTACAATTAGCTCGAATGGCATGTGGTGTGTGAATGGCCTTTGCATTGACATTGAGAGTGCCAATGACACTGTCGCTGTAGGCTCGCAACACTGGTATATAAGAGAGGGTGTTACTCAAGCCAAGAAAGGTGCCCTTGAGTTCTTGGGCCAAGTGATATGGGGTTTTAGCAGCCCTAACATGACCGGTCTTGTATAACACACGACCGATCTTGGGACCCCAGATTAAATCCCTTTCTCCATCTACTTCGATGGGGTAAAATAACCCACTGCAAAACTCGGCCTCACGTATGTCAAACCTCCAAGTTACCTTCGGCTTCAACCCGAACCGCTTACAGTGGTGCGTGTAGGCTTCACCAAACTCAATTATTTGCTCCCGAGTAACACCAGGCCGACAGCTCAATACATATGACATATCATCCCCAAGAACAAATTCTGTACTCAGCTCCAAATCAAATGGAAAATGGATACCAGCAGCCTCGGAGATAAGATACAACAAGTGGAAAACAAATTTGGTCACCAGTCCATTTAAGAAACTGTTGTCAACACTAGTGTTGCTATCCCCGCTCTTGCGCTTGCCAACAACGGTGAAAAAGGCCCCATTTTTAGTCGCACCTCTTGTGTGCAACTGTTGGAAAATAGCTTGCAACACGTCAAGAGGCGCACCAAGTACCACATGCCATATAAGGGCCACAAGTAGAATATAGATAGCCAAGGTGCCATCAAATCTACTGTAATCCACCTCAAGAATCACGCAAATATTGCCGTGGCCACTAGCCAAATCAATTGCCAGCTTCACCATGTGACCAACATTTTCAGCTGTGTAGCCACTAACGTACACCAATCTACCATTGGCATCATCGTATGACCACTGTTTCTTAAGCCAATCAGCTATGGTGGCGCACCACGGCCCAGTGGTACTTTGGTACTCATAGGTGCGCTGGGTAATAATCCTAGGATCAAAGCATTGCACACCAAACAAGCTGGCTTTCGGTTGGGCCTCAATCTTCACAAAAACAGAACCGTCGACCATCTGGGGGACGGCAGCATTATGAACACGCTCCTGGGCTATGTCCATATCAACACGTTTTGCCAACGGCCACCTGACAACCCAGTCAGCATACGACATTGGGTCGAGCGCCTGTATGACAGGTATTTCTCCAACATAGGTAAAGAATTGAGCCACAATGGGTTTGACATGATGCGGCAAATCATGCGGTATTTGAGATATGAGCTCAAGTGAACTAACCAGTTCAACATTTGCCTGAGGTGGGCGATTGAAAATGAGTGGCAAATGATTCTTAAAATACATAGCCAGCTCAACTGCCAAATTCATACCATCTTCTTCAGATTCTTTATCAGGAAATATCTCCATAATGACACGATTTGATATGCCTATCGCCTCGTTGTGGACACACGATCTAGCATAAACCGGTGGATGGTTATGGATACCCAACCCAACGAGCCTGGCGGGGTATCGTTGATCACAAGGCTTCTCTGGCACTGTGAGCGATGAATATTTTGCTGGAGTTTTGAGCGTGACATCGAAATCTTGAAAACAAATATCCAATGCGGGTGGGAACAAGCTGGCATGCATATAGCTTTTCCACTTTGTAGTGGCGTTTTCAACTTTAGCTACAGTTCGGGAAAAATATGGACGCGCCAATGGCCATAACTTCCAAGCCAGGAAAGAAAAAGAGGCTGCGACAGCCAAAGAATAAAAGGGCAATGCGAACACCGGGTCTGGATTCCATATGTTGAGCATGTGAATAGTGCGTGGTATGACACTGATTGGTGCTTCTAAACGGGGTGGAATATTCAATACTGTGTGAACCCCACGCATGGCCAATTGATGATACACATAGGGGCCAATAGAAGCAGTGGATGCAGCGAGAATGGTGGGTACCCGAGCAGAATAACTAATAAAGCCCTTACGAATTAAATGAACACCACACAAAGTCGCGGCGCACACACTGACCACCGTACTCAAGTGGGGCACATACCATGGGGTTGGATTATCAAGGGACTTGTACTTGTCATTCAAATTGTTGATTGCCGTTGATGTTTGCCTGATCAAGTTCATGGCTGATGTCTCATTCTCAATACCAGCCAAAAAACCCAAAGCAACCGCCCAAGGGAATGTTTCCAAATCCTCCGGTGTGCAGTGACGGGCATTGAAAGCCCGTTTAGCCTTGTTCATTACCATGGAATATGTGCTCTTAGATCTAATCATACCATGCACCGAACTTCGCACAAGATTGACAATATCCTTATTAATCCAAATAGGCGCACAATTGGGTATTTCGATAACAACATGCCCAAACACAGACCACATTGAGCTAGACAACACAGTGCGCATTTCCATATGGCCGACATCAGTTGTTGTAGTTCCCAAAACCGTAGCTCGGGCCAAATCATTGGGTACAATGGCTTGAATTGAGTCCGTATGAATCAAGCCTTCATGTAGGGCTAACGCATTGGACAGGAGCTGGGGCAAACGTCGAACTGGATTGGGATCATAATAGAACCTGGTTATAACCATGGTGGCATACTGTCTGTAAGTTTCCCAAAACAGAACCCCACCATGGTCGTCAACAAATGAACCAGGTGCCATCCATCCCAAGTTGTTGTGAACATAAGCGTGATCATTGCCACGCACTTCCATCCTAACAGTGAGGTGGTCAACCATCTTATAAATGACCTCACCTCCAGCCACACTGCCCCTTGCAAGGGGGAATACCCAATGGCCCATAACAAAAGCACGAACAGCCAAACCCCATCTTCTATGAAAGGCTGCAATGTCAGCTGGACTGAGATAGTACAAAGAATCAATCCCCATGACGCAAAACTCGTCATAATCACCAAAACACGTACAAGTTTGCATGAGATGATTGCAATAATTTGTGAGTTTATGCTCATCTCGAATTCTGTTGCGCACCAAGTCGGCTGTGTCAAGGGTCGGGCACAGCGAATGCACATAGCGGCGCTTGCCAGCGATGAACTTTCTGTGGTGTCGAATAGGGTTGCCGCCTACGTCCAGGGTGGGTATCGCAACTGGTAACACAGCAAAAATGGCATCTTCAACCACTAAACGCTGCAATGCCCCAAACGGGTGGGGATGCTTTTCAATGTTAGGGTCGTAATATACCTTCTTGCCTGCATACAACGATTCAACTGCTGGAATTGATTCCTCGGGTATGATGTAGGATACAGTGACATTTGGGTGTGTGATGTCTTCCCTTTTGCCCTGCAACGTAAAAAGTTGGCGCGGTGGCCTTACCAAAGGGGCCACCGGAGCCGGGGGCACAATTGGGTTCAGCGCTGGTGGAACAACAGGGGCAAGCGCAACTGGTACCACGGGGTTGGGAGGTGGAGGTAAAATAGGCCCAGCAACCAGTGCTGCTGGAGGCCCAAGAGCTCCATGATTCGGTCCCACGGGGTTGGGAAGTGGAGGTAAAATGGGCCCAGCAACAGGTGCTGCTGGAGGCCCACGAGCTCCACGATTTAAACGTCGATTTCTGCGATGAGGTCTACCGGGGTTCGCCGGTGGCAAGTTATGAAGATCAATGACGTTATTATTTAAGTTTGCGGCCATAGTTGGGGAAGATTAGGTGTGGTTTTTCCCGTCTTTCCGGGTGCCACCCTAGTCAGGGTTAGATGAGAGGTCCTCCGCCGCCAAGTCGTCTCTCGAAAGTTTACCAATGGGCGGTTCGATTGGAATTTGAAGTAACGGCTCCACCGTAGGAGCCGTTAGGTGGGGTCGGTTAGCAAGCGTGATCCACCAGCCAGCAATGTCTCGAGCACCAGCGTTTGACCGATCAAGGCCAAGAGCACTGTAAGGACCTAGGGCAGAACCATGAAAGGTCCACTTCCCCAATCCAAATACTAAAAACATGGCAGTCAGTGGCACTCACCAACCGTTGCGGTCACCAATCTCAAGGGGATAAAACGGC